ACAAGTCTTTTGATGTATTAATGGCTCTAACCAATCTAATGAATCAATAACTAATGTGTTGTATTCAAGTTCATCTGCATCAACAAGTGATCTAAGATAACCAATAAAAGTATCGTAATCTTTTGCTAATGGAAAATGAGCTATGTCCCTATTGTTAGTAAGAATACCTAGTCCCTCTTCAGTTTGAATTACGACTGGGTTTTTGCTACCAACAGCAAGTGTTGTTTTACCTAGACCAGAAGGGCCATAAATAATTGTTATTGACGCTTTAGCTTTACTTTTCTTTTGTATTGCTGCTAACGACATTATTTACCTACCTTGTCAGCACCTTCAATTACAATTGGTTTCTTGTAAGGTGGCAAAACATCTTCTAGCTTTTCAATTGTATTAGCGATATTTCTTCTAACACTTTCCATGTGATGAACAGTTTTAGTTGCTAATTGAAACGCCTCTTCAAGTTGTTGTTGTGCGCTTAAGTCTTGACTAATCTGCTGAATTAAAGGTCTATTCAAATCAGTTAAGTCTTTCTCAAATATCTCTCTTGGGTTTCCATCTTTATCTTGGAAACTTAAAAGAGGTTGCTCTTTTTTATTATCTACCATTATTAATCCTCCTTTGGATTGTTATATGTTTCGCAAACTTCTTTATGTGAACAGAATTTGCACCAGTCTCCAGCATTAAAGCCAGGCTCATCACCCATTGCTTCATCACAAGCTGGTTTCAGAATATTCAAACCCCAATCTGCAAGATCGACAGCTTGAATATCCCAAGTTCTTATTTGCCCGTCTTTATGAAAGGCTCTTTTGTTTGGTTGTATGATTGTCATTTCAATGACAGTATCTTCGTTTCCCCATCTTGTTAGACAGGCTAGTGAGTAAGTCATTAACTGCTCGTTCATCACTACATCAACAGGATAAGCACCAGACTTTAAATCTGCTACTACCATTCTATTGCTTTCACCTAAGATGACTGCATCAGCAGTTCCCCATAGATCATCACTAATCTCTGGAGCATTTACTTTTTCTTCTATTAATAATTTACCGTTAAGTTCTTCTGTTCGCTGATTAATATAATCAACATAGATTTCAGCGATAGCAATATCATCTTTAGTAATGTCAAAACTAAAACCATCTACATCAACAGTTCTACCAAGATAGTAATCAGCTAATGTAATACCATCTAATCTATTTTTAAGTAGAGCTTCACACATTTCGTGAACCGCAGTACCTCTAGCCGCAGCTATACTTCCTCTTCGTTCTGCCACAGCATTAATCTTAGCTGAAGCGGGACATCTTATAATTCTGTTTATGCTACTAGGTGATAGTATCGCGTGTGCCAATGTTGTACTCCTCTCTTGCTATCGCAGCCCAAAGTTCTGGACTGATGATTGATGCAATGTTTATATCTTCAACTGGAAAAAAATCTTTCTCGCTAGAATATGGACATGGTATCGCTACCTTCCAATCTGCTCTGTCTTGTCTAAACCAAAGACATGGTAATAAATCTACTTTGTTTGCTTGTCTTACAGACTGATCCCACCAGTTTTTAATATCTGATTGTGTGATTGCTTTACGTCTTTTGACTTCTATTGCATAACCTGGCATTCCTAGTAGGTCGTGACCGCCACCAAAAGTCTGAGCATAATTAACTTCAAGCTCTATGCCTAAAAGTTCTTTAATTTCATCTATGACTTCGCGCTCACCTCTACGCCCTTTGTTTCGTGCGTTGACCAAACTACTCTCCAGATACGTCTGATTTATTTTCTATTTCTTCTATGTCGCTAAGACGATATAAAACTTTGCCACCAATCTTTTGATATGTTGGGCCAGTTCCTTTTGTTCTCCAGTTCTCTAATGTTCTAGGAGAGCGTAACCATCTTTTTGCTAGTTCATTCTGATCTAAAAATATTTTTTCTTCCATGTTGTTACCTATTACTTCGTGATTATGTTATTCTACTCTAAGTAAATTTAATAAAGCAAGTAACTGACAAGAAATAATAGAAATATTATTCAGATTAAATCTTCAGAAAAAATTTACAGAAAATTTATCAATAACATTTACGCATTAATAAGGAGGTAAAAATGAGTATAGATAAAGCAACAAGAGAGGAGTGGGATAAATTGGAAACAGTAAAAAAAGAAAAACATGATCCAGTTCAACGACCTATGCACTATCAAGGAAAAATAGAATGTATTGATCTGATAAAAGATAGAGTTGGTTCTAATAACTTTCCAGCTTACTTAGAAGGTAACATCTGGAAGTATCTTTACAGACACAAAGACAAAGACGCAAACATCCAAGATTTAGAAAAAGCTCAATGGTATTTAAACGCTTTAATTAAACACTACGAAGAACTTTAATTAGACATCATTATCTTCTGCATATAGTTACCGACATTCTGCATTTCTTCGGTGGCTATATGCTCTCTAGTTTTACGGTAACGCTCAGTAGCCTTTATGCTTTTATGTCCCATAAGAGTCTTGACATCTTCAATCTTCATTTGCTCACCTGCCATAGTACCAAAGTTATGTCTTAGATCGTGGAACGTCACATCTGGACAACCCGCAGCTTTTCTAATTTTGTTCCAAGTATGGTAAGGATATTTAACACCAAGTATTGTTTCGCTGTTTCTATCGCAAGAGTTAATGATTGCCATAGCTTGATTGTTTAGATGTATTACTCTTGGTTTACCCTGGTAGTCTGTCTTATGTTCTTCTAAGACTAATTTATTGCCATCAAGATCAGACCACTTAGCACTACCAATCTCGCTAACACATCTACCACCAGTCAAGATACATAGCCTTATATACTTGATGGAATTTAAGTGTCGCTCATGTGTTTGTGACTCTATGATATTGATCTGCTTATTTATTTCAGCAAACTCTTTATCTGTTAAAGGCCTATCACGTTGCATCTCAGGGTTCTTTTTAACGTACTTTGCAGGGTTATACTTAACTAAAGACAATCTAATGCTGTTCTCAAACACAGAACTAATCAATTGCACCACCCTATTAGCTTGATACTTAGCTCTTTTACTTACTGCAATATGTAGCTTAGTTATATCACCAGTCTCAACGCTCTCTAGTTTCATCTTGCCTAAAGTATTCTTAACATCTCTATCCCACGTACGTCTTGGCTCACCATCTATCTTGCCATCCTTCATCTCTACGCACTTCTTGTTATTGTTGAACAAGTCTTCTAGCTTTAGCTCAAACGCCTGGTTTAAGGTATAAGCATCAGCTTCTACTTTCTTTGCTTCTAATGGATCAATGCCTTGTGCTACTTCACCAAGTATCTTTTGTGCTATGTTTCTTGCAACACCAATAAGAATATCTGTGTTGGCTAACTTCATAACTCTTCGTCTACCATCTATCCGATAGTACACATAATATCCTGTTGGATAAATTCTAAGACCTTTCACTTTTGTATCAGTCTGGTATTGCGCCATGCTTTCCTCCATTTGCCATCCATTTGCCAAAATCAGCAGTATTGATGTGATTGTTTACCTATTAACGAGTAAATTATAAAATGAATCTTGTAAAGAAAACAAGGGTTTTTAGTAAAAAAAAGTAATGATGTGAAATTGTGTGATGGCTTGAAAACATAGTGCGCTACCAGGCTGCGCTACTCCCCGAACAGTTAAATAACCGCTAATTTCTGGGGTTTTTCAAGAGGTATGTCATGGACTGATATGCCTATTTGCCGCCCATTTGCCGAAATTATTGCATCCATAGCCTCTCTAAAACTCTCTATTGAATTAACAGCTTTCATGGGTTCGTCATGTACAGAATATTGTAGGTATTTGCAATTGTTAAAAGGTAGGAAGTAAACATTTTGGTATTTAAGATTAACCAAGGCGAATATATCAATGGTGTTTTCTTTGTACTCTCTTGACTTGCTGTGTGATCCTTTTCGTAAATCAAACCGCCAACTGTTTCTTGCTTTCTCTATATGAGTAACTGTTTTGACTTGACAGCGATACATTTTGTTATCGTATTCAAAGATTATGTCAGCGTTAGCACCATGAGGCATAACTGTTACAGTATCGGTTTCCCTTGCTATCACTGAGCAAGTTAGGTATTCGCCACTCCTACCTATTCTCTCCGTTGCTCTTGTCATGTTGGGACATGTTAGTTTTTTAGCTTTTTAAGAAACTCTCTTCTTCTTGCATCTTCAGCTGCTTTTTGAATACCAGAGGCCTCAAGTATTCTTGTGGTTTGTAATGCAGGATTGTAAACAGGAGATAAAACATTATTTAAATTTGATAGTTGATTTAATCCTGGGTTTAAAGCACCCTTTACCTGACCTGATCTTAAAGCAACTTCACCTAACAATCTTGGAGAAGATGCAGCAGTCATCGCAGCAGCAGTAATTGCTAATGGTATATTTCCCGTAACCGCTCCAGCTCCCACTCCTATGCCGCCAGTAATACCAGTACCATAACCACCAAGTCCTCTTGGTGCAATGCTGTCAACCGCGCTACCTGCTAATTGATATCTTAAATTTGGTTGTTCTCCAACTTTAGATATTTCGTCTAAAAGATTTCCTTTGATACCAAAACTTGTACTTGCATTGTTTCTT